ATGAAATCACCCGCGCTGATGGCTCTGTTGGTACTGCTGCCATTGACTGCCAACGCTGAAATTTATAAATGCGTCGCCAACGGCCACACCACCTTTCAGGACTCCCCCTGCGCGGGCGGCAACTCTGAAACGGTGAATACCAACAACCTCACGATTATTTCAGCGCCGCCGGTGTCGTCTCGTCCTACGGCTGCCCTATCCGCAAACGCTCCTGCCTTCCCGCGCATTGCCGTGCCGTACAGAAATCAGCATCAAACGGCTTTGGAGCTTCGTAATAGTCGAGTCAAGACGCGTGCTCGCTTTCCTTTGAGACGCGGCTGGTGAAGTGGGATTACTGATCACTCTTTATTTCCAGCTGCACCTATCATCGCTCTCTATATTTTTGCGCATACCCAACACACTTTGCTCACGCCAGCGGGGGGAGAAGCGTAAAGGAACTCAAGATAGAACCACCGGAAGGACAGTTAACCCACGTACTACGTCACACGTTCGCGAGTCACTTTATGATGAACGGGGGAAACATCCTGGTGCTGCTGTGAAGTGACATTTACTCTGAGAAAGATGGGTTAATGTGGGTCGATGTGAGTTGATGTGAACAAATGCAGCAATGGTGCGGGGTGCAGGGCGATTTGGCGCGTTGAGATGGAAGTAGGACGCGCCAGATGGATTTTGGCGAAATGGGCAGAAACGACGCTTAGTTTGGGAATCTAACAGCAGCCTTTCAACACCCATTTACAGCCTGTTAAAAGCAGTAGTCACCATGCGAATGATGCAACGCCGTTTCTTGATGGGAGCGGCGTTTTTTTGTGCCTGCACCATGGCAGTTTAAACGAGCCGTTGAAACGACACCACCCGCGCCAACGTGCTGATGCCCGCCATAGGATCTTTGAACACATGTACTTGAACGCTGCTGTCGGCATCTGCGGAAATGATGACCCCGCCAGTCATATCCAACCGCATACGGCGAAGAGACGTTGGCCCCTTATCACCACGCCGTATCATATAAATGCCATCTTGGGGCGGCAGCTCGCCTGGTGCCAAGCCTATCGCAATATTGCTGCCATCACGGTGCATGTACGTTTGGCATAACAGCAGGTCGCCAGGCTTTATGGTGGGTGCCATCGCGTCGTCGCGGTTTTCAATCACGCTAAGGTGCTGCGGTTCAAGCCCTTGCTCCTTCAGCCAGTCCGCCCTAAAGGCATGTACCCGGTTGATCACGCCGTTGCTACCTGCCATCTGCGTTACATAGACGAACTCATCCGATGGGGCGTTGCTAGCCTCCGCAGAGTTCTTGTTTGGAAGCATTGCCCCCTCTCCAGTAGCAATCCAGTCCAGGGAAACCCCAGCCTCTTTCGCTAAACGAGCGATGCTATCAAGCGCGGGGACTGAGTCGCCTGCTAGCCATCTGTGAAATGTTGATAAAGCTACACCGGCAGCTTTCGCAGCCTTTTTCCGCCCTCCCAAAACCTCCGAAATTTCAGAGATGCGAGTTCCTATTCCTTTTTCGGGATTAAGAACTAGCGAGGCATCTTTTTTTTCCGATTCCGATTCTCTATAAGTCATTGATTTGCACTCAATATTTCTTATAAGGAATTAATTCATTCCTAAAAGAGGAAAAAGAACTCCATATTAGGATTGAAAATATCCTTATATGGGATTATGTTTATTGGGTAACTCACGCTAGACAGCCCAAAAAAACGCCACAGAGGTGACGCCATGAAGCCGCAAATTCCAACCGATCCAAACCAGCGATGGGAATGGGTGAAGTACCAATTACGCAGCCAGGGCAGCTCGTTTAAAAAGCTGAGCGGTGAGCTTGGTGTAACCGACAACGCCGTGATCAATACCAAGTACTTGCCATACCCACGTATGGAGCGGGCGATTGCCAAAAAGTTAGGCCTCACCCCGCAAGCCATTTGGCCCGAGCGCTGGAACAAGGATGGTAGCCCCTGCCGCCAGCGCCCCGGTCGTTCAGAAACAAACCCCGCCAATAAGTCCCGTAAGGATAGCGGTTCCAAGACCTCCACGCATCGTCAAATCGCGCGGGGGGCATAGCCATGAAGCGCGTCAAAGATACCGCCACGCTAGACATCTTTGAGGTGCCTGCCCCTGTCGTTCCTGCGCCGGGCAGTGGCAACTATGCCGCTCAAGTCAGCGAGCTAGTCGGCATCGTTTTAAAAGACTGCCCCACTGACCGCTATGAAGTAGCCGCGCAAATGAGCCGCCTCTCTGGCGATGACGTTTCCAAGCACATGCTAGATGCCTGGAGTTCGCCCGCCCGCAGTGATCACAACATCCCTTTCTACCGCATCCCCTTACTTGAAGAGGTGTGCCATAGCCATGCCTTTACCGATTGGCTGGTTCATCTTCGCGGCGGGCGCGTGGCTTATGGACGGGAAGCATTAGCCGCTGAATACGGCAAGCGTCAGCAAATGCTGGAGAAGCTCAAGCACGACATGAAAGAACTAAAGCGCTTGATGGGAGAAGACGAATGAGCTGGTACACCCCCCAAGAGCTGGTCGGGCTGCCAGGCCTACCCGGCACTGAACAAAACGTTCGTGCCTTTGCCAAGCGCCATGGCTGGCAAGGTCATCGCCGTTTAGGCAGCAAGGCCATTGAGTACCCCGCCGCCGCATTACCACTGGAGACACAGGTGGCGCTGATGGATCTAAAGTCACGCGCAGCGCTAGCGGCTTCTGCCCAAGCGTTGAACGACCTTGCCGATCACCACCAGGCATTAGCGGAACAGCTCCGCAGCCTTGGCAAGGTGCTAGGTAACGGGAGCCCACTATGAGCTGGTACACCGCCCAGGAGCTGGCCGGGCTGCCAGGCATGCCCGGAACCGAGAGAGGCGTAAAAAAAGCAGCTATTCGTAACGGCTGGGAAGGCCAGCGCCGCTTAGGCAGCAAAGCCATTGAATACGCGCTGGGTGTGCTGCCCAAGGAAACCCAAAAAGCCCTTACTCGCCGTGCCGCCATTGAAGCTGCACAGGCGCGGCTGGACAGCGCCGCCGAAGAACTCGCGCCTGTCATAACGCCTGATAACAGCGCGCAGGCCTATGCACGGGGGCTACGTGAAGCAGAGGAAGAAAAGAACCAGCAGCGCCGTGCAGATAAACAAGCCGGAATGAAACAGTTTGCCGCGCTACCCAGCGACAGCCCCAAGCGTTTGCGCGCCAAAGCGCGAGAAACCGTGCTGCTCTCTATGTGGGATTTTCGCCGCCGGGGCGATTTAACCATGCGTGCCGCCATGGCCGAGTTTGCTGAACTTGCTAATGCAGGTGATACCTCGCTGCCTGAAAGCGTTTGGCAATGGATGCCAGAGGTAAAAGGCCACCGAACCATTACCTTCGCGACGCTAAAGCGCTGGCACTACGACTACCGCGAACACGGGATCTGGGGATTGGTCGACGGTTACGGCACCCGTAAAGCCCAGTTCAAGGTGCGGGAAATTGAAGGGCTAGAGCCCATGGTGATCGGCCTGATGCTGGAACAACCCCACATCACGCCGAAGAAAGTGAAGCGCTACGTACAGGCCAAACAGCCCGCGTTAGACCGCGTATCGATTAAGGGCTATGAGCGGTTTATGGCGTGGTGGAAAGCCGAGAATGCCCAGGCCTACACCTACGCAACGAACCCGGATGCCTGGAAGAACAGCTACATGGCAGCGGTGGGCAGCCATCACGAGCGCATCGAGCGTCTTAACCAGGTGTGGGAGCTGGACTCCACCCCCGGTGATTGGCTATTGGCCGATGGCCGCCACAGTGTGATTGGCACCATCGACCTCTACTCGCGTCGGTTCAAGCTGTACGTTTCCAAGACCAGTACCGCCAAAGCGGTGTGCCAGGTCTTCCGGCGTGCCACCTTGGATTGGGGGATCTGTGAAGTCGCCCGCACCGATAACGGCAAGGATTACGTGAGCCAGCAGTTCACCAGCGTATTGCGTGATTTAGAGGTAGAGCAAGAGCTGTGCTTACCCTTTGCCTCCGAGCAGAAAGGCACTGTCGAGCGCGCTTTCCGCACTATGAGCCACGGCATTCTTGATCTGCTACCGGGCTTTATTGGCCACAACGTAGCCGAGCGAAAAGTGATTGAAGCGCGTAAGAGTTTCGCGCAACGCATCATGACCCAAGGGGAAACCGTCGAAGTCGAAATGACCAGCGACGAACTGCAACACATCCTGGATCAGTGGTGCTCGATTTATCACCACACCCCGCACAGCGGCCTGAATGACAAAACGCCGTTTGAAGTCGCCAACGCCTGGACCGCTCCTGTTAGGCGCATCAACGATGAACGCGCTCTCGACCTGCTACTGGCAGAGATCGGCGGCACCCGCGTGATTGGCAAGAAAGGCATCCGCTTTGAAGGGAACGCCTACGATGCCCCCGAGCTGTTCGAACACGTGGGCCGTTCGGCAGTGCTCAAACGTGATGAGGCGGATATCGGCAAGCTGTATGTGTATGTGGATGGCGAATTTATCGCCGTCGCTGAGTGTGCCGAGCTGCTAGGCATTTCACGCAAAGAGCGTGCGGCTGCCTCCCGCGCTGCACAGAAGCGCTTTATGGCCACCCAGCAAAAAGAGTTCCGCGACTACAAGAAAGGCGTGGATCGCAACATCGGCCAAGTGGTGCTTGAGCATCAACTGGAACAGATCCAGAACATTGAAACCCTGCACCGCCCAAGCCTCGACTACACCCCGGAAGGCCTACGCCAGGCTCAGCGAGCAAATAAGCGCGAATTGCCCCCAATGCCTGAGCCAGCGACGCCTGCACAAAGCAATGCACGCCAACAACTGGTGGCGGAAATGGCCGGAGAACCCGCCACCGTGGCCGAGCTGGATACCCCCAAACTCCGCTATCAACGCTGGGTACGCCTGGATCGGCGCGTGCAAGCCGGGGAACGGTTAGAAGCCTTCGACCAACGTTTTCATAAAACGTATCCCAATACCGGCGAATACCGCTCGATGACCTCGGTGTATGACGACCTAGGTATGAGCGCTGGCGAGCGCTCATGAAAAAGCCCGCGTCCTTTATGAGGAAGGAAGCGGGCCAATGCAATGCAAAAAACAGGAGTAAATGATGACTCAACAACCCACCATCGTCAACGTCAATAGCATGACCACCGCCCCGCTACAGAACGTAGCGCTATGCAACATGGCCATGGAACGCGCTCTTAACCGCCCGGCGCACCTACCCGGCATGGTGGCCTTTTACGGCCCCAGCGGCTGGGGCAAAAGCACCGCCGCTGCGTATGTTGCCAACAAACACCGGGCTTACTACGTCGAGTGCAAAAGCACCTGGACAAAGAAGTTCCTGCTGCTCTCGGTGCTCACCGAGATGGGCATTGCGCCGGCGAAAACCATTCCCGAGATGACCGCACAGATCAGCGAGCAGCTCGTGCTGAGCCAGCGCCCGCTGATCATTGATGAGATGGATCACATCGTCACCAAGAAAGCGGTCGAGGTAATCCGCGACATCTACGAGGGCAGCAACGCCGCCATCCTGCTGATTGGCGAGGAGAACATGCCTGCCAAGCTGCGCGAGTGGGAGCGCTTCCATAACCGGATGTTGTCATGGACGCCTGCGCAACCCTGCGACCTGGACGATACCCGCGCGCTCGCCGAGATGTACTGCCGCGATGTGAGCATTGCCGACGACCTGCTCAGCCGCGTACTGGAGGTAAGCCGAGGCGCTGCCCGCCGCATCTGCGTCAACATCGAGCACATCCGCCAGGAGACGCTGGTACTGGGCGACAGCCACATGGATGCCACTACCTGGGGCCAACGCACACTGTATAGCGGCGAAGCGCCGAAGCGGAGGGTGTAACCATGGCAGGTCGCAAACCCGTACACCTCACCGCCAACGCCAAGCGCCCCGAAGGCCGCCAAACGATGTGGGAAGCCATGCGCAAGCTGCGCCGGTTCACGATCAGTGAGCTGGAAACCAGCACCCGACTCAAGGAAGGCGCGCTACGCAGCTACGTTGAAGCCCTCACCAAGGCAGGCTACCTCAAGCGGGAGCGCCCGACCGAGCGCGTTAAAGGTGCTTTTCCCAGAGCCACCTGGACGCTTGAGCGAGACGTAGGCGTAGAAGCCCCCCGCGTGCGCAAGGACGGCTCACAGGTCACCCACGGCTACGGTCGTGAACAGCTGTGGCGGACCATGCGCATCATCGGCGATTTCAACCACCACGAGCTGGCCCTACAGGCCAGCACGGAAGAACACCCCGTGGCGGTTCAAGAAGCGGCGTTCTACTGCCAGTACCTGGCCCGCGCCGGGTACCTGGTGGTGACCGCTGAAGGCGGCCCCAATCGCGCCACGCGCTTTCGCCTATTGCCCAGCCGCTATAGCGGCCCCCGAGCACCGCAAATTCAGCGCATCCGCCAAGTGTGGGATGCCAACAAGCAAGAGGTCGTATGGCGGCCCGAGGACGGCAGCGATGAGTGATTGGATCTACGTGCTACAGCAGGCCTGCAACGACAGCAGCCAAAAGCGTATCGCCGTTCGCTTGGGGGTGTCGTCTTCCATGATCAGCCAAGCCATCAGGGGCATTTACCCCGGTGATTTAAGCGGCCTTCAAAAGCGTGTTGAAGGCGAGTTAATGGGCAGTGAAGTGACGTGCCCCGTGCTGGGCGAGATCTCATCACGCCAGTGCCTGGACTGCCAGCGCATGCCGTTTGCCGCCACCAACGCTCAGCGGGTGCGCCTCTACCGCGCCTGCCGCAGCGGGTGCCCCAATAGCCAGCTTGGAGACTAAGCATGGTCCATTCATTCGAGACGCTTTCTATTGAGACACGTTACGACAGCGATTGGGAGGTAACGGGCGAACCTGTCTCCCTCATTGTCACCGATTACATGGGTAAGGAAGTGGCTCACATCATTTTTTCGCCAGAGGACGCCGAGCAAGTGGCCGAGAGCCTTCAACAAGCGGCTGATGTGGCCAAGCGAGTTTGCACAGGCATGGGTAAAGACCTTGGAGGTGATGTATGAACACCAAGCTCACGATTTGGGAATCCGAGAAAAACTGCCGCGAGATCAGCCTGGACGCAGCAAAGGGAGAGACACGCTTGTGTATCACCTACGTATTCCCCCCTGAACAAGACCAAGGGCCGCTTTACATGGGCGCAGACCTTACCCCCAGCGAATGCCGCCAGCTCGCCCACTTGCTGAATGCCGCCGCCCTTAGCGCTGAACAGGAGAAGTGATCATGCAGACCTACACCGACGCCGAACTGGAGTACTACGCCGACCGATTCATGCGTCTGCGCATCTTCCGCCACGGCATCAACTTGGCGCAGTACATGGCAAACCCAGTGGCCTACGAGCTGCTCGACCTCCCGGTTGAACCGCTACTACCCACACAGCAAGCGGCCATGTTGCGCATCTGGCACCGCTGGGACACCGGCCTAGCCGCGGTCTCCGAAACCGCCAATGAAGACGACGACATCGAGATCCAAGCCGCCGCCTGGGACTGGCGCGACCTGCTCGACCGCTGGCGTGAAGAAACCGCCGAAGCCGAGCGCGCCTTAGACCGCATGAGCCAGCGCAACGGCGCATACGTCGAACCCATGCGCCACCACCGCCACCATGGCCGCAACCGCACCGCCGCCAACTTTGCACGCAAGGGAGCCTGACATGAGCACACACACCGCCAACCCCGTGCTGCGCCTGATCGACACCGACGAAATCGGCAACGCCAGCGTCAGCCAACTGCTGCACGACCTGGGCGCCACCAGCGCCGAGCAGGTCGCGGTAGGCATCACCCGCAGCCACCAATTTGAACCGTTCGCCGCGCTGATCTGCCTGCACGGCCCCCACACCCAACGCTATCTCGACGCCATTAACAGCGTCACGCGAGATATCAAACTCGACCAACGTTTTGGAGCCAACCAATGAGCGCCGCTACTGACATCCAACAAGTACCCGAAGGCTTCCGCATGGATGCCAAAGGCCGCTTGATTCCCGAAGCCCAGATCAAAGAGATCGATCAGATCCGCGATGAGCTGGTGCTCTCCATCGTCGACCGCGCCACCGAGCTGCGCGACCAGCTACGCGACTTCAAAGCCGATGTGTTTAGCGAAATCGCCGCGCTCATCGAAACCTCCGCCCAGGAGTACGACGTTCAGATCGGCGGCAAGAAAGGCAACGTGCAGCTCGTTTCCTTCTGTGGTCGCTACAAGGTGCTGCGCGCTATCCAGGAGCGCATCACGTTCGATGAACGGTTGATGGCTGCCAAGGGGCTGATTGACGAGTGCCTGAAGGAATGGACTGCCGACGCCCGGCCCGAACTGGCCGTGATCGTCCAGGACGCATTCCGCGTTGATGATGCGGGCAACATCCGTACCGGCGAGGTGCTCAGCTTACGCCGCCGCTTCAACATCAGCGATCCGCGCTGGCTGAAGGCGATGGACGCCATCTCCGATGCCGTTCAGGTCACCGGCTCCAAAAGCTACATCCGCATCTATGAGCGCGTCGGTAGCACCGACCAATACAAGCCCATCAGCCTAGATATCGCGGGGGTTTAACCATGCCCAGCAAATGCGCATTTTTCTACCAACTCCAGGAGCGCGGCATCAGTGCCGCGCAAGCCAAGCAGTGGCTCAAGAAGAACCCGATGCCACGCCAATGGAAGCACAGCGCTTGGCGCTGGGCTGCTGAGAACATGACCGATGAGGTGACCCAATGAGCACCACAACGAATGCCGCACCCATCCGCGTCCGCGATGCCATCGGCGGTTACGCCGCCACCCTGAAGGGCCAGCGTGCTACCTGCGCCTGGAGCGCGGAGGAAGCCGCTCGCAAAGTCGCACGCAAGGTGCATGGCGACCAGGTCGATGTGGTCAGCGCCGAGTTGGCAGAATCCGATGCCAAAGCGGGCGTTAAGTACCGCTACCACATCACCCAGCGAGGTGCCGCATGAACCACGCACTCAAACACGGCGACCGCGTGAGCTACACCCGCACGGTGCGCCGGGGTAACAGCATCAGCATCTCAGCGCGTAAGGGAACGCTGATCAGCATCAACGGTGATCTCGCGTTCATCCGCGCCAGTAATGGTCGGTTGATCCACGTAAAAGCCAACAGCGTGCGGCCTGCCAGCCAGCCCAACGCGCTCACCGAATCCATCAAGGCCATGCAGGAAGGTGCCCAATGAACGAACACACCATCGTGGTGCGCTTCCCCGAAGGCGCAACGCCCAGCTACAGCGCCGCCACTGAGTTCCAAGGCGGGCAAGTCGTCGCCGTCGACTTTGACGGCAACCGCCTACGCCACGAGCAAGAGCTGCAAGAGGCGCTGGAAGAGCTGTTAGAGGAGCTGGACGCCAACGACCTGGACGGCCTGACCATGCACGCCGAGCCAGTGGTACGAGCCGTTAACGCATTGGCCGACGCCAAGAAAAGCCGCCGAGGTGCCCAATGAGCGAGCCAACCAAAACCAGCACCAAGGCCATGATCACGATTGAGCCCAACGAAGCTGGCGGTTTCACGGTATACGCCGGATTCAATGGCGATAAAGCCGGAACGCCTCAAATGAAACAGGCAGGCAAGTTAGCGCTGCTGGGAATGTTGGCCATTAAAGAGGCCTTGGAAGAAGTCGGCGGGACCACTCCAACCACCATCCACTAAGCGAAACGCCCCCTCTCTTGTGAAGAGGGGGCGTCTGCCGGGCGTGGTAGCCCGGCACTGATGAGCAGCCAATGAGGTAACGCATGGACAAATGGAAGGAACTAGCAGAGCTACTGACGGGTGCGTTTGGCATTGCCAAGATCAGCGCCGACGGTCACGAAGTGATTTTTCAGAAGTGCCTCCAAGGCGAGAAGCTGGTGGTGCAGGTATGGGTAGGTGGCGTGATGAAAGGCGACTGGACAAGCGTGGGCGATAACGGAGAACCAAAGCACCCTGAAGGCCGTTTCTTCTTTCCGATGAAGCGACGCCCTTGGCAGCTGAAACAGTACAAGGAACTGAAAAAGGCTTTTGGCAAGAAGGAAGCCGACAAAATGACCGAGCTGCGCGTGGTTGGCTTCCTGCCGTACTGGGGGTCTCCGCGCCCGCTGATCAGTCACCTCAAAAAGAACTTCCCCGACCTGGAGCTGGTGTCATGAGCCTAGAACGCATCCCCTTCAAGCCAGAAGGCGAAGAGTGGGCAGAGTCCTTCGACATGCTCTGCGGCATGTGCAAGCGCCTCGGTGAGTGCGAGATCGTCGAAGGCATGATCGATATAAAGGTTGGCAAGCCCTGGCCCCAAGGCGGTTGGGTCACCGACCCAGGCGCGGGCATCACCTGCCTGAGCTACGAGCCTAAGCCGGTTCGCATCCTGGAAGGCCAGGAGTTGGAAGACGCCCTGAACAGTGCGGTGCCCATGTGCGGTGGCTGTGCTGCGCGTAAAGGTTCTGACGCTTCGAAGAGCCTGCACACCCAGCGCGACTTCAACACCTCAGTAAAGCGTCGCGGCATCTTCGCGTGCCACGAGGGTGATAACCACGGCAAACCCTGCGGCGGGTGGTGCAACGCGGTACGCCGCCAGATGGGAGGCCAATCATGATCAGCAAAGGCAAGCTCGCTCAAATCCATATCGCCAAAGCCCAACTGGGCCTGAGTGATGAAGACTACCGCGCCATTCTCGCCCGCACTGCGGGCGTGAGCAGCTCGAAAGAGCTAACCAACCGCAACGTGGGCGCGGTGCTGCATGAGTTCCGCCGCCTGGGGTTTCAGCCCAAAGCGCCCAAGCGGGCGGGCCGGTTGCCCAACACCTTCAACAAGCACGAGCAGCTTGGAAAGATCGAAGCGCAGCTGGCCGATATGGGCCTGAGCTGGGAATACGCCGGGGCCATTGCCAAGCGCCAAACGGGCATCGAGCGCATTGATTGGCTACGCACAGAAGAACAGTTCAGAGGTGTGATTGCCGCGCTCGACATCGAGCAGCAAAAGCGTGACCTGATCGCCTATATCGACGAGCGCCTGGCCGCCCTGGGCAGAACCCGTGAAGAGCTGGCCGAGCGCTACCGCCTGCCTGAAAAGTGGGAGCGTAACCTGCCCGTGCTCAAGAAGCTGGCCACGCTGCTGCCGGAACCAGGCTACATCCAAACCTTCGACCCCAGCTGTTAAGCAGCGATTAACCCACGATTAAACGCCGGAGAAACGATGGACACCCGCTGCCCGTGCTGCCACACCACCTTCACGCTAGAACACGCCATGGAAGACGAATCCCTGCGCGAAATGATGGCGATCCTGGCCGACCTGCCCCGTGAAGTATCGCGCCCGCTGGTCGCCTACATCGGCCTGTTCCGTGGTAAGACCCGCGCCATGGCCTATGAACGTCAACTGCGGATCATGCGCGAAGCGCTCGCACTGGCCACCGATACCCTGGTGGTGGGCGCGGCCCTCTCCGACACCGTCGAAGCCATTCGCACCAAGCGCGACACCGGCGAAGACACCCGCCCACTGCGCAACCACAACTACCTCAAGCGCGTGGTGGAAACCCTGGGCGCACGGGCAGTGGCCACACGCTTGGCACCGGCCCCCACCCAGCACAAGCCCGCCGCCAAGGGCATGATGCGCGCCCTGGAAGCCGCCAACAGGGCGCGTCAATCATGAGTCAGGTAGAGCAGTGGTTCCGTGATGCTGTGACCGATGGTGTGATGCGCTTACTGTCCCTGCGCTTGCCCAGCGCTCCCTGGGAGGATGAGTCTGAGTACACCACCAAGATGTGGATCGAGGCGCTATGGGCCGCGCCAATCGGCTGGGACGAAGAGCAAGACGCCCACCGCCTGCGCTACGCCTTTAACCGTTTGGGCGGTCAAGCCGAGCGGTGGCCAGCACCACGCCAACTGCTCAGCCTGCTGCCGGATCGCCCGCAGCGCGCCCGGCTACCCAAGCCACCCATGAGCGAAGCCAAACGCAAAGCCAACCGTGAACGCCTGAGAAGCATGATCGCCGAACTGGGCCTGCATTCAACCCGAGGAGACCACCATGAATAGGCACGATGACGATACGCTGGATATGGGGTTCGGCGTTCCTAACGACGCTTTGGAGCACCTCGACCCGGAGATCCTCAAGAAATGGCCTCAAAGCCTGGCGGATATGCTGAGTGTCGTTGAAGAGGCCTTGATGAAGGCAGGAGAAGACCGCCACTGTGCCCGCCGACACGCTTTTACCATGGTGCGGGCCATCTCCAAATTTGCAGGCGGTCGTAGCCTATACGTGGCCCAGGGCAAGCACTTAGAGCGAGCGCTGCGCGACCGCGCCCTATGGGAACTACACAACGGGCATAACGTCGAGGAGTTGGCAGAGCGCGCAGGTATTACCGTGGTGCAGGTCTACAACATCATCGCCGAGCAGCGGAAGCTCGCCCGCGCCCGCCACCAATCCGATCTGTTCAATGAACCCGCGAACGGCTAAGCTAACCGCGAATAACGACGGGGGAATTAGCATGAAGGCATTGGCAGGAACGGTATTGATGCTGGTGGCCACCGCAGCAGTTGCACAAGAACGTGTAACCTTCAGTGAATTTGAGGCTGCCACGCAAGCGGCTGCTACGCGCTCGGGGGAGTGCCGTAGAGAGGTAGTTCGTGGACCCGGTGAGCGATGTGAGCGTTTTTGGGACTACATGGATAATCGCTATGAGCCTCTTACTATCGCTTTCTCAGAGTTAATGGAAGAAGAAGGCATTAAGGCTTTTGAGGGTGCTAGTAACGTCAGGCTTCAAATGCACAGGAACCGACAGAGCGACATCACTACGAATTTGAACTACATCACCGAGATGATGCAGTAACCCAACAAACCCGCCCCGGCGGGTTGTTTGCTCTCTAGCCCCCGAAAATCCCTAAAACGCTTTATTCCCAGCGCCTTTCGCTAAGCCCCTATCCTGACCTCATCGCATGGCAACCCGCCCACCTGCAATGAGGCCTCCCCCGTGAAACCCCAAACCCGCCACAACCTGCTCGACAAACTACGCATCGGCCCCTGGCTGATCCTCGCCATCATCACCACCGTGGTCGTCGGCGTGCTGTACCCGCACCAGCTCGGCGTGCTGCTCTGGTCGCTCACCAAGTTGTGTTGGGGTGCCTACCTCGGCTACTGGATCGACCGCTCGATATTCCCCTACGCCCGCCCGGATGGCTTCAACCCCGACCGCGACCCCAAAGAACGCACCCTCTGGGAGCTGCTCATGTTGCGCCGCGCCCTGATTATCGCCGGTGCCATTCTCGCCCTTGGGCTGGGGGTGTGAGATGGACGCTGACACTGCCGCTGAGCTAATCGAACAAGCTAAGCGGGATCTTGCCGAGCTTGAAGCAGCCATCTTTCCCGGCGCTGCGTTGCTAGCTAATTACTACCGTTTCAAGGCTTCCGTTGAACGTGCTGAGGCAGCTTTAAAAAAGGAACGGCCCGAATGAACAATCTCAAAGCCTACCTGCGCGAATGCGGCACCTGGATAGCCCTGTGCCTAGTGCTGGCCACGCTGCTACTGCTCTCGTTTTGCCAGCCCGCCCACGCCCAGATCCCCAGCGCGGCGAACGGCTACCAGCGCGAGCTAACGCGCATCGTGCAGCAGGAATGGGGCATGAATGGCCGCGTGGCCGTACATGCCGCGCAGATCCACCAGGAAAGCGGCTGGCGGCCTAACGTGAATAGCCCCGTGGGTGCGCAAGGTCTATCGCAGTTTATGCCGTCTACTTCCGCATGGATTGCCGAGATCTACCCGGACCTAGGCCGCGCTGCGCCGTATTCCCCTACCTGGGCCATGCGCGCCCAGGCCCGTTATAACCGTTGGCATTGGCAGCGGCTTAGCAGCGCCGCTGACGAATGCCAGCGCTGGGCCTTCACACTCAGCGCCTACAACGGTGGCCTCGGCTGGGTAAACCGCGATAGGCGCTTAGCCACCGCCGCTGGTGACGATGCCCGCGTGTGGTTTGGCAGCGTCGAGCAGTAC